GGCGTCAGTTCCGCGACGGCGCGGGGGGTAACGATCAATCCGGTCTCTCCTATGGCGATGGGCCTGGATAGCACCGGGGCGGCCGGGCGTCACGCTGCGGCGGATTCCCGGAACCAGCGGACGGTCTCTCGCAGCCCATCCTTGAGGCTGATTGTGGGGGTCCAGCCGAGAAGTGCGAACGCCTTACCAATATCAGGGCAGCGCCGGGCCGGATCATCAACGGGGAGCGGGCGGCGTTCGACCCATGAGGCTGTCGCTGTCAGTTCCATGACGGCCTCGACCAAGTTCCAGACCGTGATTTCGGACGGGTTGCCGATATTCACCGGGCCAGGCTGGAAGCCGTCGTGTTCCATCAGCCGGATCAGCCCGTCGATAGTGTCGGTGACGTAGCAGAACGAGCGGGTCTGGGAGCCGTCGCCGTAGATGGTCAGCGGTTCCCCAGCTAGAGCCTGGGCAATGAAGTTCGACACCACCCGGCCGTCTGAACCGGAAAGCCGGGGGCCGTAGGTGTTGAAGATGCGCGCGACCCGGACCTCGGCGCGGCCGAGCCGGTCGAAGTCAAAGCACAAGGCTTCGGCCGCCCGCTTGCCTTCGTCATAGCAGGCCCGAGGTCCGGTCGGGTTGACGTTGCCTCGATACGTCTCCGCTTGGGGGTGCTGGTCGGGGTCACCATAGACTTCGCTGGTCGAGGCCTGAAGGAACCGGGCGCCGGAGTGTTCGGCCAGCCGCAGGAGCGCCGAGGCGCCGACGACGCAGGTCATCATCGTGTGTTCAGGGTCGCGCTGATAGATCGGCGGGGAGGCCGGGCAGGCAAGGTTATACACGCGGTCGAAGCGTTCGCGCGGCATCCACTCCGGCAAGGGTTCGGTGATGTCGTGACGCCAGAAGCTGAACCCCGGACGGCCGTCGGCTTCCTTCATATTAGCGAAGCTGCCGGTCTGAAGGTTGTCTAGCGCCGTGACCTCGTGGCCGTCCGCCAGCAGGCGGTCACACAGATGAGAACCGAGGAACCCGGCTCCGCCAGCGACGAGGATTTTCACGACTTGCGCTCCATTAGGGCGAGGCGTTGTGACGGGGAGAGGATCGAAGACTCCTCCGATGACAGTCGGGCGCGGGTCGCGCAACGGGAGTGCAGGTTGGCACCTTTGGCTCCGCCCTGGCCCTTTTCGTAAACCCCAGCGCCGACCGGGACAGTCTCGCCGCACTCTCGGCAGGGACCGGCGAAGCGGTTTTTCATTTGCGGGCCTGCTTCAGATAGTCGTGCGCCAGGGCGCGCTGTGCGGCATCAGGCTTGCCGTTGCGGTCGGCCCGGCCATTGCGCCATCCGTGCCAGTAGGAAAACGAGCGGTTGTCGCCCGGCTCCTCATCACCGGCCCGGCCATCGCGATAGCCTTCAACGGTCTCGGCGTCGTCCAGGTGATCTAGCTGGGCGGCGCGTTGGATCGGGATGCGGTCGGTCATGTTGGTTCGTATCCAATCTCTTCACAGTAGGCCTCCGACAGCAGCCGATCGCCATGAAGGTCGCGCCATGAGGGCAGGGCCGCAACCTCAATCTCTCGGACCTCGCCGGGGATCAGGTCGGCAACCTGGGCCAGCAGGGCCGGGGAGACCAGGGCCGTAGGGGCGACGCAGGCGGCGGGACACATGGCCTCGCGGGCGGCGCCGGGTGTCTCGGCCAGGGTAACAGCGATCACGTAGGGGGCCGGGGCGCGGCGGCAGGTCCAGTAGGGCCGGTACGTTGGCAGGATCATGGCGGGTTCTCTCTGTTGGCGGGCGGGGGGCGCCCCGGCGCAGTGGCCGGGGCTTGAGAGATTCACGCGGCGAGGAAATGAATGGGGTCTGAGAACTTCGCGCCCATGACCCGGACGGTAAAAGACTTACCCTCGATCTCAACCTGCTCGCCGTTCTGCAGGACCGTAGAACCGGCAAGGTCGCGGGCTTCTTGTTGAAGCAGGGCGGCGGCGGCGGCACGGTCGCCAAGAAGCGCCGAACCGGGGTTGACCGTCCAGGCCGTGTCATGGCCGAAGCCAACGCAACGGGCGTGGGCTGCTTCTTGGTCTTCGCCGTATTGAGCGGCATAGCCGCGCGCCGTGTTGAACTTGAAGGCGCGGTTCCATCCGGCGACGGTGACGAAGGTCTGGGGGGAAAGGGTTTTCATGGTCTGCTGTCCTAGCTGGTGGGGCGGCGCCCCGTTCGTTCCCCTTTATCCCTTATGGTCGCGGTTATTGCAAGCGGTTATTTTACATGCCGCCGCGCACTGCTTTACACCGGGAAACAGTCATCTAGGTCGTCAGGTGGAACAGCAGGGCGCATATCCCCGCCGCCCCTGAACCAATCCCGAATGTCGCGCTTCATCGCGGAACAGACCTTCGGATCATCCAGGGCCGACGACAGCCAGGACGCGACCGCCCAGCGGCTAGGGTCGGCGGTGCGCTCCGGCTCTTGAGCACTCGCGCGATGCCCTACGCTGCGGGATTTAGGGGCGGTGTCGGGCTTGCCGAACGCCAGGGCCTGGCCGGTATCCGCCTTGTGCTGCTTGGCGGCGTTATAGACCGACTGCCGGGACACGCCGAGGCGGGCGGCGCACTCGGCCCGGTCAAGGCCGGGGCACGACGCTAGCAGCGACGTCAGACGGATTAGGACGGGATCAGGCATTGCCAGCGTTTACGTTTTACATGGCGGCGCCGCAATACCTGTTGCGTTTTGTAAAGCTGAGGCCTAGAGACGCTTCATCGGGGCAGCGCCCCACCTAACGCAGGACCAGACGATGCAAACCTACGGCGCATTTGAAACCACCGGCCACCGCAAGAGCCGCGCCTTTATCGGCACGGAATGGACCTCGGTCGCGGAAGCCGTCTCCTTCTTCGCGGATCGCGGCGCCTATGCCGAGCACGACGAGGATCATCCGCATTTCGCCGACGTGTTCACCGCCGATTGGCGCTGCCTGACCATCGAGCCGCTGTCGTGAGCCGCCCTAGAAAGGCCGAAGCCGCCGCCGCCCTGGTCGGTCGATGCTTCGAGGCGTTTGACGCCGCCGCCCGCGCCGCGTTCATCCGAGACGGCTCTATCGACTGCGGAAGCTGCGGGGGAACCATGCTCGGCTATCGCGGCAACACCGCCTTTGCAAAGGCCCTAGCCGCGACCGGGCGGGCCTGCGTCATCGACGGCAAGGTCTATGTCGGATCGCGCCTCCCTGACGGCGTAGCGACCCAAGGGGCACACGTTGAGGACGCCGCTATGCGGGCCTTCCGCGCCGTGGCCTCCGCCGCCGGTATCGAACCCTCTAAGACTTGGACATATGTGGACTGATGACGCCTGAACAGATGAGAGACGCGCGCGGAACCCTAGGCCAGCAATGGGGCCTGGGGCGACCGTTGACGATGAACGAAATGGGCCGGGCCCTGCGCCTGACGGGTCGCAATCCCGGCGCCAACGTCCGCGACTATGAACGCGGCCACTCGATTATCAGCGGGCCTTTGTCTGCCCTGATCGAACTTTACCTGGCCGGAGCCCAGCCGGTCGGCGGCCTCGCTGTGATCGGTCGTCAGGACGAAACCCCGCAGCCCCAGAAAAACCCATCCCAGAAGGAACAAGACAGATGAGCGAGACACTTGTGACGAACGCTGCCGAGGCTTTTGCCCGGTATCAGGAATATCTCACCGAAGATCGGCTGATCCAGAATGGCTGGCATCAAGAGCAGGATGGGCGGCAACTAGCCTGCGCTCTGGGGGTCCTAGGTGCCGAGGTGTCATCACCGCGCGACTGCCCCGGCCAAATCATGCCCCGCTGGATTGCCCAGATGGTGCCCTGGTTCTTTGACCGGCAAAAGCCCGACGATGCAAAGGCGTGGGGCCTCGCTTTCTACGCCGAACTCGCGCGGGTCGGCGGCAATGTCCCGTTTAGCGTCGTGCATGATTGGCAGGCGTCCGTCGTTGGGCCGCTGGCAATCGAGGTCGCTGAAAAGCGCGGACGCAAACCCGAAGTACACCGCGCACTGGCGGAAATGCAGTTTGCCGCGCTGACGGGCAAGAAGTTCACCGCCGACGAGTGGCGGCCCGTCCTGAGGGCCGCTTTCTTCGACGCCGACGCCTACGCCAACGCCAACGCCGACGCCGACGCCTACGCCAACGCCAACGCCTACGCCAACGCCAACGCCAACGCCTACGCCGACGCCTACGCCGACGCCTACGCCAACGCCAACGCCAAC